CACTTTAGCTTTTTATAAATTGATATAGATGTATATACAACTGCAAGAGTTAAACTGATTGACTGAAGTATCGGATTCGCCTCACTTATAGAAATGCCTAAAGCAAAAAAGTTAACAAAACCTATCTTCAACTCTTCCATTATGCTATTGCTAAATAGATAAAAACTTCACCGTTAACATTTAGACCTTCTCTGGCTCCTGATGGAATTGTAAATCCTGTAGAAGTAAATGTAACACCATAACCGTTTTGTGAAAATTCCGCTCCTGTATTACCTGCTTCTAAAAATTTAGCTGTATTAAATCCTCCATCACCTCGTACGCTATCAACTATTTCCCAATCTGCTGCACCATCTCTTCTTTTAATCATAATCCAGCGCGGTTGGAATCCTACATCACTAACTGTAACGCTTCCGCTTGTTCCATTATATTTTGACACTTTCTGATAACCTGCTACTGAATGGAAGCAGTAGGCAATGTAATCCTTGCCATTTGTTCCTGTTTCACCTGTATTACCTATAGTAAAAACAGAATCCGTTGGTCTTGCAAAAGGACTTCCAAAAATACTTCCGCAACCTGATTCAGCAGCAAAACCATTTAATTGTAAAAACTCACCATTAGTACCATCTTTGTGAAGAACCGACCAATCATTTGTAGTTTCTAATCCTTTGACAATAAGTAATTCTACAATAGAACTCAATCCGTGTGAGACAGTTGCAGTTGCACCTGTACCTTCATATTTCACAATAGAAAACCCTGCATCAATATTCTTTTTTATAGTTGAAGCAATTGTTGCACCATTAGAACCTGCATTGTTAGTTTCAGAAGTAGGAGCATACCAACACCATCCAACGTATGTTCCGCCACTACCTGAGCCATCATTCATTCCTGCATCAGCAGTACCAACAGAACCACCACCTAAACTAAATCCTGTAGATACAAAACCTGTAACAGCAGGATAGGCTTCTTGAATAGATGTACCATCACTATGTATGTAACCTGCACTAACCCCCCTAACACTATCATACCACAAATGCCTATGCGATGAGTTTCCATTATTATTTCTGTTTTTTAGCCAAATTAAATCTGGTTGGAAGCCTACAGGAATAGTTCTTGCTGTATTATTTCCTGTCCATAAAACAGTATTAAAATTATCTGATGGAACTAATGCACCTGCTCCACCTTGAGAAAGCATTTTCTTTTTTCCTAAACTCATTATCTAAAACTTGGAAGTTGATAATCTACAATAGAAGCCTTTGTACTTAAAGCATTAATTTCTGCCTCTTTACTTGCACACTCACTTCTTAAAGCTGCTCTTGCATCTAAAGTTGATTGCGGTGCTGCCGTACCTTCTTGCGCTCTTATAATTATCCAATCAGTTTTACCTAATTCACTTCCGTAAATATATTTTAAGTTTTCTATTTTTTGTGTTTTAAGTTCGGCTACTGTTTGGCTATAAGTCTTGTTTTGTACAGGATAAGTAAATACTTCATTATCTGCATCCCATTCTATAGAACCTAATTCTTGGCTTTGTTTAGTTGTTGGTGTAACTACATCGTAAAAACCAAGTGCTTCTAAACTTGAATCATTTAAATATTGTACACCTAAAATATTGCCCCAAGTTTTAGGAACTAAACTATAAGTTTTAATTGTACCGTTTACGTTTATTGCTTTCATATTTTATTTTTTATGGAGTTGGATCACTTGTGTAAGTAAGTATTGAATAGTTAAAAATAGCATTAGCCGAATCATCTATACACTCTACCATTAAAGCATTTGTTGTACTTCCATCATAATCTTTAGCACCTAACTTGTTAAATGTTTCGCTTGTTCCTGCATCTGAATCTAAAGTCAAAGCGTATGCACCTGTTAAATTGTGAATAGTAATAACTTGACCGAGTTTGTAACCTGTAAAATCAAATTCTTTTGCACCTGTACAAGCTGACTGCATTTTAAAAACTGTTGCAGTTGACCAATCTACACTTGTTGCTCCACTTGTTCCAGTTATTGTTACTGTTCCTGTATATCTATTTTCAAGTTTAGCAAAAGTTACTCCATCATCTGCAATTTTTGCAGTTGTAACGTTAGCATCTAATATTTTTGCTGTAATAACTTTATCATTACCTATTGTTAAAGCTGTTGCTCCTGTTACATCACCTGTATGGGTTGCGTTTGGACTTGAGTTTGTAACCGTTACATCTCCTGTAGCACTTGAAACAGATATAGCTGTTCCTGCTACAATAGAATTAACATCTCCTGCATCATCTGTATAAAGTTCCGTAAAGTTGTCGTTTACCTTGTCAAAGGCATCTCTGATAGGATCACCAGTTCCATCGTTTGCTGTAGTTCCAATATTAATAACCTGTTTAGCCATTTTTTAAATTTTATATTTGTGTTGCATCTGCTTTATATAATGTTGTATCGGCTAAAAACGGTGTTCCAGATATTTGTGTTAAATCTGCTGTTAGTGCAAAAGTACCCCAACACGTAGGTGCTGAAATATCAGGTATACTATTAGTTGAATAAGCTGTATCAGAACCAAATCCTGAATCAGTTATCATTTGACAATATATTGAACCCCAATTTATATTATTAGCCATATATATATAATTACTTTTTTATGTTTTTGTTATACATCCTTTCTAAATAGTTTTTTAACTTAACTATGTTTTGTTGTTTAGGTTTGTATCTTACTTTTATTATAGTACCCATCCAGAAAAATTAGCGTCCTTATCAGGGTATACGTTATCATCATTATTAGTGTAGTATTCAGCATATCTTTCTGCTGCATAAAAACTAAAATGTTCTATCATTCTATCGGTGTAGTATTGTGCTGTAGTACGTTCTTTTTCTATTAAAAAATCTACTTCTGTTTTAGATACGTTTTCAGCGTTTTCACTACTATGTTTGTAAACACCTTTATTAGAAACAGTATAAGCAGCAAATGGTAAATACTCAACCATTGCCCAATGTACAAGGCTGGGCTTAATGTGGTTTTCTACTAATGTTGCATAATGACCTGCTAAATTACCTGCTTTAATATCTGTACTTATTTTATCATATAGCTTTGTACCTATATAATTTTGTATATGTATGTTTTGGGCGATTTTAACGTATTGTATAAACTTGTCTGTATCAACTCCACCTGATACATTAGTGTATTTTACAATATCTTTACGAGTAACAAATAATGCTTCAGCCATCTTTTATTTATTTACAAATCCTTGATTCGGCATATCTTTTGGTCGTTTTGCAACTTTAGGATCATTAGTTTCAGGTTTAAAACCTTCTTTCTTTGCCTTGTTAACACTTATTTCTGCTTTAGGGTTAGTAGCATCAGGTTGTACACCTTTTGCCATATACGTTTTACGCATCCAGAAATGATGACAAGCACCACCGCCTTTATATAACCATATATCGTAATTAGCTGCACCGTTTAAACCCCACCCAGCGTTTACCGCTTTAGTACTCATTTGCATTATATCTTCTTTGCGGTATATTTTTTTAGAACCTACCATCTTTTTACAAAACTCTCTACTATTTGCTTGTGTTTTAAGAGGTGCATATTGATAACGTACTTTAAAAGCTGTTAAATCATTTGTTACCTCATCTTGTTCACTTTTAGCATTTGGTCTTGCAGTACCTGTAGAAGCCAAACCAACCATTTTATCTAATGCTTCTTCTTGTTTGTAATCTACTTCACGTTCATCTACTAAATCCCAATTTTCTAAATCTTCATCTTCACCAAATTCATCAAGCAAATCAAACATTTTATCATCTTCAAATTCAGCACTTAAATTACTTTGTTTGTGTTCATCACAAGGCATAAACCATATCTTACCTTCGTATTCGTGTTCGTGGTAACCTTCGCATCCTATATTTTTAGCACCTTCTATTGCCATTTCTTTTGTTGCATATGCTAACCTATCATCTATAATAGCAAAGTCTTTATCTACTACTTGGCTTTTTAAAGTAAATTCTCTTTTTACACCTGTTTCTTCTTCACGTGCTTCATCTGTTATCGCATTATCTGTATCTAAAAATGCTAATGGTTGAAGTGTTTTAAAATATAGTTTTAAACTAATACCGTTAACAGCTAATATATCATCTATACAGTCCGTTAATAAGTCTTGGTAGGGTTTAATAGTAATATTGTCAAAAAGTAACGCAGCGGTCTTTATTTCATCTGCATTTGATCCTAAACCATTGTTTTCGGTACGTATACCCAATAATAAAGGTGAGGTTACCCTATGTGCTACTATTAACTTATTACTACATTCATTTGATAAATACTCATAGTGTTGTGGTGCATCGTTTAATGGTATATCATCAACTGTTGTTTTACTTTCTGCATTGTTATTAAATGCAATTACTACTTTTTCGCCTCTTGCACCTGTAAGTTTTGACATTACATCATTCTTAACCTGCATTTGCTTTTCACGGTCTGGGATACCATTGTTAAAGTTAACAACCTTTGTTCCGCTGAAGCCATTCTGTACATCGTTAATAAGGTAATCACTCACTTCACTTTCTAATTCAGCATATGCTAAACCACCTTGATAATCTACAGGGCAGTAATAGTCATATCCACTAACGTATTTTTTAATTATTTTTATTTCAGGTTCTTTACCGTTACCGAATCCAAACGCTGCTATTCGTTGAGGTTTGTCTTTTGGTTTTATCTTTGTCCAATCAGGTGCATAATAGTAACCTTCTATTTCACCATCTTCATTACATTTTTCTGCACGTAGTGTTTGTCGTGGGAAGTGTTCTGCTTTATATACCCTACCATCTTTGTAAAGTACTTGAAAAGAACCTTCACCTAATAGTTTTAAATCTAATACAACCTTTCTTAAACAAGTGTTGCTTATAATAGATCGCATTGCAGCATACTCGTTAATTTTAGTGTTGCTATCTAAAGCATCTAACCCTTTACCGTATATCATATTAGATACACCGTTTATAATTGCGTTGTTAGTTGTAGATTCTGTATAAAGTTTTATTAAATAAGAATAGTAATCATTATCCTCACCATAATTTACCCAATCTTTTTGTTTGTCTTCGCTTATTTTGGGTCGGTTGTAAGAAGCTAAATTTACTATATGTAAGTTATCCATTATATTGTGATAAATTCGTTTGTAGTGCTATTAGAAGTATACTCACCGCTGTTTATTGTGTAAGCTGGTAAATCTGTTTGGTTTGTACAGTATATTTTATCCATAAATACAAC